TATCATTGTAATAAAGATCTCTTCTTTAATGTTAGTTGTACACCAGTTAAGGATTTAATTCTCAAAGTCAATAACTGTGATGTTGCAGCAGCAGAATGCATTGGTACTGTATTTAGTGGCTCAACAGACACAACTTTCATGAATACAATAAGAAATGCTACATACCAGCATTTTACATTAAAAAAATTTAAGAGACAGTATGATGTGCTCGCTAAAGGCGACGATTTTTCAAATCCAATTCTAACAGCTATAAGATCAGATGTGACGCAAGAATATGATCGTTATTGGATTAGTAAAAATGATACTGGGAAACCAGCTAAGGGATGGTATGGAATAGCCCAAATAAAGAAAATCACCAAAGTAGTACAATTACAGGAAATGGAGTTTTGTTCAAATATAGTCATTACTAATGATAAGAAAGACTTCTTCCTTGTGGCACGACAACCCGATAGAATGGTACTATTTGCTCCTGTTTCTAGAAAAGCTGTTCGATATAATGACAGTGAAATGCATGAATACATGAATGATATGGCTGTCGCATTACAATCATCAGGTCTATCACAATTACCTTTTTATAAACAATATTATGAAGCATTCAAAAAGCATAGTGAAGAATATGAATTAAGTGAGAAGGTTAATTTTGAAGGAGGGAAAAGAATAACTTTAGACACAGATATCGAACTTTTCCCTTTCAATGAAGAGTTATTAGATGGACAACATCATGATGGTATTAAAATGGACAAAAAGATGAAAGAATTAGAACGTTACACTTATGATTACGACTATTATCATCAACGTGTAATGACTCAAGCCTCATTAGACTTTATTGAAAAAATACGTCTTAATTTGACAGATAAAGATGTTTATAAAGTGTTAAATGACAAATATCACTGGACATCAGAAGGAATCAAAAAACAAGGGGAACTACTTTTGTTAGACACTTGTGTTCATAATGTAATACCCCCGTTAGACATAGATATAAAGTAAAAGTTGACATAACTCAATACTTGGAGGACTTACACCCTTCATTTTATATTGTAAAGGTATCATCCGC